AGTGAATATTAATTTCTTATCAACACCTACAAGATTTAGAGGAGTTTCAACTCCAGAATTAAGCCAAGCAGTTCAAACGGCATAATGAAAATTTTAAATCCATACAGATTTTACAGAGGAAGCGGCAGCGGCAAACAAAATGATAAAATTCCTTCTCTTACTCCTCCAAGACCTCAAGATTTAAAAAAGTCTATATCAATTGCAGAAATTGTTGATTTGCTTTGTGAGGGTCCGATTTATGGTTTGGTTGATCAATTTGGCAAAAAAGTTTATGGTTTAGATATGTTAAAGGGAGTTTATTTGAATAAAGTACCAGTTATGAATTATGATGGTAAATATAATTTCCGAAATGTTGTTATGGAAATTAATTTGGGAACAGAGAATCAAAAACCCTTAGCTAATTTTAGTAATGTTTTTATTTATAAACCAGCTAGTTTTAGATTATTGGGACCAGTTAATGTTCCGAGTGATCAAAGTGTTGGTGGATCTAATGACGTAAGAGATGGGAAAAGTTTTACAAACTGGGCGCTTGGCTATCCAACAGATGTTAGAGATCCATTCACATTCATTCATCATATAAAAAATAAAGACGTAAGAAAAATTAGAATTAGTTTAATTATTGAAGCTCTCAGTGATACAGTTGATAAAGGTTCTGCTCCTGGTGAATCTGGCGATCTGGGTATGCAAAAACCAACAACAGTTGTTATCGCTGTTACTCACGGTATCGAAGGTACAAGAAAAGTCACAACAAAAGAATATCCTATTACTGGAACAGTAACTTCTCCTTACTCTTACATGTTAGGTGAACCAGTTTCGCAATCAACCAGAATAGGTTCTGGAGCAGTGACTTCAAGCGGAGGAACAACTACAACCACAAGCGCAACTCCAAGTTCTAGAGGCGCATCACCTAGATTACCTGGTTTAACCGCAGGTCAAATAGAAGCCGCTCAACCCTCGGTGCCTGTAATTGAACCATAATTATAAATTTATTATGCCATTAGAAAAAACATATCAGGAGCTTTTGGCTTCGAAGATAAACCCAAGAAATCCTTCTGCGGTTTTACCTGTTATTTATAATTTAAGAAAAAAGTCTTTTGAGCCTTACGTTCCTACAGCAACAAATAGAATTATATTTTCTCCTGGTGTTGTAGGGGATGGAGCAACTGCGGTATTTGATGTTATTAACCCTACAAGTTATACGAGAAGTCAAACTATTACTTTGTCTGGCACAGCAACTTATATATTAACAGACGGCACTACGTCTTTTACAAAAGCGGCTACTAATATAGTAGCTCAAATAGATGTTGGAATAACAAATGAAAATAGAAATTTAATTGGATATCAGCAAAGAGTTTTAGCTTCTCAAATAGGAGATAATGGAGTATTTTCTTTTACAATTTCAAGTGAAATTATGGAGAAATTAAGTATCGGCACTCATTATGTTTATATCGATGCAGCTTCTCCCGATAATGCGCCAGTTAGACTTTCTGCAAGCAGCACGCCTTCAAATCCAACTGATCCACTTTACTATACAAGAACCTTTACAATAACAGCATAAATTTTATTATATATAAATGGAACCGAACTCTACAGATCCAGATGAAGGCACAAGCAGCAGTGTTGACACCAATGTGGTTTCACAGGCAACTTTACGCAATTCAAATGAAATTGAATTATTGCCTTCTGAAAATGGTAGAGACAGGTATGTTATAGTAGAAAAAAGAACCGCTGAAACAGTTTCTCCATTAGTAAAAAAAGAGGTTGTATTAGATGGTATTTATGAAGTAATAGATAGAAACTTTTCATATCCATATGTAGCTCACGTTGGTATGAAATTTGATTCAAGAACATTTGGCAATATGCCAAACAGAGAGTTTGATGTGAAAATGAAGAAGGTGAAAGTGCCTTCTAATTATTTTCCTATTGGTGGAGATGGTTTAGACAGAAGATATGTCTTTGCCAATCCAGATTATCCAGCAAACCCAAATAGTCTTGACGTTATATTCATGGTTGATCAAAACATGAATGCTCAAACTAAAGCTTTAATAAGAAGAAATTTGAGAGAAATGATTTTTAAATTAGTTGCTGGATACACTAATGTAAGATTTTCTATATGGCAAACGGCTGCATCAGGAACTAATACGGTTGTAAATCAAGCGACTAACGAAACTATAGTTGGATTTACATATTATAACACAGCTTCATTTGCAGAAATGGAAACTCCAGATTCTGCTGGAGTGAATCAAACAAATTTATTTAAAGAGTTAGACACCGCTTTAAGCGCAGCCCAATTAAGTCCAGCAACAAATCCTTCTGAAACTAATATTGCCAATTTCTTTTTAAGAAAAAGCCAATTCAGTATAACTGATGAAGTAGGTAAGCTGTCAGAAGAAACCGTTCTTCAAAATCTTTGGAAAAATACAGTAAGAAAAGTCGTTTATTTTTCTGGATCAACTCCAGAAATAATGAGTCCAGAAACTTATCAAATTCTTTTAAACAGGGCAAGAGAAGCTGGAATTCAATTGTATTATTTAAATACAGACCCTGATCGTTCTGGGACAAGAACTCTCAGAGAACTCGCAGAAGACACTGGCGGTGCAAAATTTAATCTGCTTCACGATTCTGATTCAAAACTACAACAGTTTTGTAATACAAACTTTTACGACAGTAATAAAATTTATTACGGAGATTGGGATGGTACTTTTAAAATTGCTTGGACAGATAATCCCGCATGGATTTTGTACGATATAATTACAGACTTTAATTATGGTTTGGGCAATTATATTGATTCCTATACTGTTGATAAATGGACTTTATATGATATCGGTAGACACTGTGACGCTGTAGATGATGATGGCAGATTTAGAGGCGTACCTGATGGTAAAGGTGGGCTTGAGCCAAGATATACATGTAATATTATTTTCTATAATAAAGACGAAGCTTATAATGTATTAAAAGATATCGCGGCAATATTTAAAGGAATTATTTATTGGAATACAGAAGGGTTTTCATTTTTTGCCGATAAGAAAAAAGAACCATTGGTTTATTTTGCAAATACTAACGTTAAAGATGGTTTGTTTAGTTATTCTGAAACCGCAAAGAACAAAAGATACACCAGTGTAGAAGTAACTTATAACGACAAGTTTGACAACTACAAAACTAAAGTTGAATTTGTTGAAGATGTTGACGGAATTTTAAATTATGGTTTGAATCCTTATAAGATAAATGCAGCTGGATGCACATCACGATCAGAAGCTAGAAGAATAGGAAGGTATGCATTAACAAGCTCTATATACGAGACAGATACAGTTACCTTCACTGCTGGATTAGAAGGTGCGTATTTACAACCTGGCGATGTATTTGGCATCAGCGATGAAATAAGAAACGTTGGCAGATCATTTGGCAGAATATTAGAAGTCGATGAAGCTGCTAAAACAATTAAAATTGATGGTGAGTTTAATACGGGTTTAGACTCTGGAGTTTACATCCATGTGCCGTCTGGTAACTTTTCTCTCTCCGATTTAAATTCTTTAACTGGAAGTGACGGTGGATTTACCGGAACTCTTGAACAAATTAGAGCCAGAAGACAAAAACAAACTAGAAAGTTTAATATTCACACGGTCACTGATGATACATACGGGGCGACTTTGACTTTAACTGGAGATTTCTTATTAAAGTCAGGTATATTTGATGTTCATACGCTTGAAGGTAGAGCTACAGGAGCTTCTTCAACATATACAGGTACAACAACATTAACTGGTATAGTTTATAATTTTCCCCCACACACTGTCGTAAATGGAAATCCAAAATGGGATACTTTAACTTTCTCTGGCGTTTCTGGGGTTTTATCTAATCTTGAAATAGATATAGATTTTTCTGGAACTGCTGGAACTGGTCAGGTAATCGCAAATGAAACAAATTGGACTTGCTTTGCATCTGGAGCAAATGGAACTGTTCAAGTAAATGGTTCTACTGTTGGTTCAACCGCTGCAAATTTAACAGCAATAGCTTTAAGTTCAGCTGGCGCTTTCGTTACTCAATCATCTACAAATGCATCATTGTCGGATATAGAAACATTTATAAATGCCAGAACTGACGGACAAGTCGTTGTTATTGTTTCGAATGGAACTCCAATAGCGAGTAATGCAAGCATCCCGTCTGTATTTGCAAGTTACGCTGCAACTGAAATTTATAAATTAGGAGCAGATTCAAGCACAACCATAAACTGTTGTTATGTTGCTGCTTTAATAAAAGGAGGCTACAGAATAATTGAAAGAGCTTCAAAAAGAAGCAACGATACTGGCAGTATAGTATTTACTTATAGAGATCTGCTCGCTTTAAGCAAATTGCAGCCTTACTATACTTTTGTTCAAGCTGATTTTGGAAGTAGAGCAGAATCTACTTATGAAGATTGGAAGTCTGGGAGAGATTATTCTGTTGGGAATATTGTAAAACACTATTCCGATACATATATCTGCACAAGATCTCATAAATCTTCTGAATACTTCGCCGAAGATTATTTAAATTCATTTACAAGGCAGTGTGATATCGAAGCTGGAAATAAAAATATTGGATTAACAACCCAACATATTTCTGAGCTTGGTGGTGTTGCTGTAGGAATGTATGTAGTTGGCGCTGGAATCCCAGCAGATTCAAGAATAAATAGCATAAGTGATGATCCAAATAGCATTACTTTTCATATTGATAAAGATCCAACCGCTACAGCTAATAATGTAACAGTAACTTTTTCGAGCAGATCAGCGGGAGGAAACAATTCATCTGCATCGAAATGGACTAGAGGAAATAACCAAGGACATTATTCAGTTGGCTTGCCAAAAGATTTTTATGGCACAGGCAAAATTCCAATAACAACAACTTTAACGTCTACTCTCGTATCTGGCGCATTTACCGCACTCGGATTAGAAGTTTATGTTGGCGCTGGAACTTTAGGACAATCAGATTTAAGATTATTACCAGAGTCTAACGGAATTGGATATAGTGGTTTAGTTTACGGCACTGGATATCCCAAAGGCGTTTATAGTTTAACTGTAGACACAAATCCTCAAAATTTAGATTTGATAAACGAAGGCTCTCTATATGTTTTAAGCGGATCTGGAGTTGAGCCAAAACTTTATAAAACTATTGCGAATAAAGAAGAAGAGGCTAACCAATACGCTATTGTCGGCATAGAATACTTAAATAATAAAGATGATTATATAGAAAAAGATATTTTAGATACCTCTCCAAGTTATTATGTTCAAGGGCCGTATGATGTGGTTATAAAACCAAATCCCCCATCTGGAATACAAAGCATAAGTGGTATCTCTGGGGCAACAAAATATACTGGTATTCAAGTGATATGGTCTGGAACAAACAGCCCAATTACAGGATATAAAGTTTATGTTAGTAGGCCAGATTATTCAACAATAACAAATGAGACGGACACGATTGTAGAAAGCTATACAATTCCTTCTGGGACACAGACATTAACTATCCCAATAACAGGTTCAGATGGCAATGATATTTGGGGCCAATATGATTTTAAAATATATTCACAAGGGACAACGTACAAATTACTTTGCACAGATCCGGTAGAAACTGGAATTGTTATGTTGCCTTCTGGTAATTTAAAGATCGATGGAACTAACGCACTAACTTCTACAATTCCAAGTGGATTTACAATTGATACAGCAGATCAAGACTCTGTAAAATATTCAATTGGTTTTGCTGGTGGTACTTATACTGGAAATGGTAGAGGAAACTGGACTTCAAAAGATTTAGTTTTTAGATGGAAATACATTGATCCAACAGGCGGTAAAATGACAACTAAAGAGCAGATCTACGAAAATCCATTTGTTGATTTACCTCAAAAAGTAACAGTACAGGTTTTAGATTCTGCTGGTCAAGTCTTAAAAGAAGAGAAAAATTATCAAGGGCTATCTTATAGAATAACACAAGCCGATAATGCTGCAATGTTTGATAGCTCGACTACTCCAGACTTTGTAGAGTATTCAAGAGAAATAGGATTAAGAGTTATTGTTACCGACAACACTAATTTGTCTAAAACAGGCACCTTCCAAGCAGCAAATCAATATCCTGGTTATTCTAGGATACAAGTTATAGATTCTTTTCAAAACTCTCCGTATTATATTCTGTCTGGATATTATGGGAACAGAGGGTTCACTGGACTAGCTGTTTGGAGTCCTGACGTAGCAAGTACAATTGGTGCTATAACAACAATTTCTGGTTCTGGAGTAAGAGACGCTGACGGTAATTTAATTAGAAGCGAAAGTGAAGATGCTCCATTAACATTCAGAGATATCTCTGGGGCATTTTCAACCGCTACATTCTACAATGGTACTGGATTAGCAGTAGGTACTAGAGCGGCTGTTTCAATTAATTTTAAAGGAACTGGCGAGCCTGATTTTGAAAAATATGTTTATGCTTATGATGATTTAAAAGATCATTATGAAAAATATGTTGATAAATCAATTTCTGTATCACAATTTGGAGCAGAACACTATTCCTCTTTCGGTCAAAGTGAGGGGAGAGAAGTTTCTACAAAAGAAGGAAACCCACTAGGTATCTGTAACCTTCACGATATAAATCCAGCAACTCAACCAAATAAAACAGGATTTTCTGGCATTGCATTCACAGTATTACCAGAAGACGTTTCAAAGGGCAAGATAATATTTAATTGTTTTAGTGCTACTTCAAATAAAGATGTTTTCAGTGTTGATGTATATACTGGAGTTGGCTATACTGATATTATAAATCATACCGAAATGGAAGAAGGCAATTGGTATGAAATCGTTACTTTAGGCAGTAGTGTAAATTGGAGAGCTATAGGTCATGATTCAAATACTCCAATATTAGGTAGCGAATTAGAATATAACGGAGAAACGATTGCTGGATCAAGCGCAACTGTGAAAAAAGTATTTAAGCCAGACTTGGTTGATCACTCCAATATGCTTGGATCAGTTTCTTTAACTGAAACAAGAAACTATCTAAATGTAATTACTCTTGGAGAAAGGTTGCCTACAGGAGAGTGGTTGTATTTTAGATTCAGACCTTGGGACGATTATGGACCCGGTTTTACTTCTAAAGTTGTAAGCGGATATTTAGAAAGAGAGCCAACAGAAGTTACATCTCCAATTGCAAATAGATATAACTTAGACGGAGGTAGAAATGAAGATGAACTTATCAGCATTCCTGGTAATACTCTAGTTAGAAATTATAAATACAGAATAGAGCAATTAGGCAATCCAGAAATAAACTGGGTTACAATTGGAGCAGACTCGGCTACTTTAAATTCTGAATTTATATATAACGGAGAAACTGTATCTGGAGGTGGAACTACAGTTGGCAAAGTTAAAAGAGTAGAAATTGCCTACGTTGTTCCAGAAAATCAAATAAATTCAACTAATCTTATAACACCAAGAACAGATTCTTCGCTCGTGTTGCCTACTGACATACAAGAAGGAAGCTCAATCGTTCTAGTTAATAGAAGTCTTGAGCATAACTTATATGTTGAAGATAGCAATGGAAATCAAATCTCTATAATCAGGCCCAATGAACGGGCCGAGATTATTAGAGATGATGTTGAATGGAGAGACGACAGAGGCTCTGTTCTATCACTTGAGTAATTAGAATTTAATATCAAACACTGATTCGTCGATCTTGCTATCTACGCCTTTAACGTAAGAAGAAATCTCAGTCTCCTGTGGGGCGACTTGAATCTTCTTGCTATCATAGAAGCTGTCTAACCATCCAGCAATAGGATTGCCTTTTGCGTTATACAACTTCTTGTATCCCATTGAAGTAAGGCGATTGTCAGCGAGCCATTCAACATAATGCTTTAGCGAGTCAGCAGTAAGACCAATCAAACTACCCTTTGAAAAAAGGTAATCGGCCCAGTCTTTTTCTGCATCTACGGCCATACGATAAGCTTCATAGATACGATCTTCATTCTTTTTAAAGATATCTTGGAAGCCTTCCTTTGGCTGATCACGAAGAATCTTCATGATGTTCTGAGTGATCGCAACGTGAAGATTTTCATCACGCGAAATTAAATTAATAATTTTAGCGTTCCCTTCCATCTTTCCGCGATACCCAAAGTAAAATGAGCAAGCGAATGAAACATAAAAGGTTACCCCTTCGGTGATCTGGGTTGAAAGAAGCGCATCGAAGATTTGCTGCCTTGGATCATTGCTCTTGGTATTAAGCAAAGCGTCGTATTTATTGGAGATAAACTGCGCCCTCTTGACGATCTCCTTATCATCCAAAATAGAGTCGAAGAACTTTGTGGCGTCAGGATGAACGTTCTGCAAGATATATGTATAACTATTGCTGTGAATAGTTTCAAAGAATGACCAAACATTCATGCAGATCTCAAGTTCTGGATTGCTGACGTAATCAGAAAGAGAGTTAATGCTACGGGATAGCATTGAATCTGTCATAGTTTGGAAGCGCAGATTGCTGTCGAAAACAAACTTCTCTTCTGGAGAAAGGTTCTTGTAATCAGCCGCATCCTTTGTAAGATTAACTTCTTGTGGTCGCCAGAAGAAATTAATCTGTTGATCATAAAGATCATAGAACTTGGGATACTTTAAGCGATCATACCTTTGAATCGCCAAGTCTTCGCCAAGGAAGAGCGGTTGTTTAAGTGACAGTTGGCAAAGTTAAAAGAGTAGAAATTGCCTACGTTGTTCCAGAAAATCAAATAAATTCAACTAATCTTATAACACCAAGAACAG